ACCAATCAGGCGGGAGCCCTGTTTGCTGAGATGCTGGAGCCCAAAGCTCCGGAGTCTGAGCAGAAGGAACCCGAGGCAAAGGAAGAACCGGCGAAAGTCGAGGAACCCGCGCCCAATGAAGCGGATGAAGGCGCAGACGCCGAGCCTGCAAAGGACGATGACCCGACAGTCACCATCAAGATTGATGGCAAGGATGTTGAGGTCAAACTGTCCGAGCTGAAAAACGGCTATCAGCGCCAAGCCGACTACACACGCAAGACGATGGAGACGGCAGAGCAGCGCAAGGCTGCTGAGGCTGAATCCAACAAAGCGCGCCAAGAGCGTGCCGAGTACGGGCAGAAGTTGCAGAACTTTGAAGCTCAACTCGTCATGGCGCTGCAAGCTCAAAACTCGCAAGAGTGGACGCCACAGGCCATCGAGGCTGATCCTGTCGGTTACCTGAAGCACCAGGTCCTGGCACAGACCAGACAAGCCCAGTTGATGCAGGTACAGCAGGAACGCCAGAAGGTCATGGAGGCCGAGGAAGCCGACCGCCAAGCGGAGCGTGCCCGACATGTCCAACAGGAACAGCAAGAACTCCTTGCCAAGTTGCCGGACTGGAAGGATGCGACCAAGGCGAAGGCTGAAAAAGCGGCAATTGCTGCTTACCTGACCGAGAAGGCAGGTTTCGACCAGTCCGCATTGCAGAACATCACAGACCATCGCGCCGTGTTGCTTGCCCGCAAGGCAATGCTGTACGACCAGATGGTCGAGAAAGCCCAAACGGCTGCAAAGAAAGTCGCCACGCTGCCAACCAAGGTTGAGCGGCCCGGCGTGTCCGAAACCCAAGGGGTTGATAAGCGCAGTGCTGTCTATCAGCGTGCGATGAAGACCGGCAAGGTCGAGGACATGGGCGCTTTGTTCGCATCCATCCTTTGAAAACCCTCATACGTCGAGACGACGCTAGGAGTATGAAATGACCGCACCAAGTGGAACCTTCCTCACGACTGCCGCGATTGGCAACCGTGAAGACCTGACCAACATGATCTATCGCATCAGCCCGACGACCACGCCGACGCTGAGCATGGCCGCCAAGTCCACGGCGACCAACACCCTGCACGAGTGGCAGACCCAAGACCTGGCATCTGCGGCATCGAATGCCGTGGCCGAAGGTGATGACGTGACGCTGAAAACCGTCACGGCTACCACGCGCCTGACCAACCGAACCCAGATCTCCACCAAGGGCATCGCGGTCTCGGGCACTCAGCAGGCCATGAACCCGGCAGGCCGCAAGGATGAACTGGGCTATCAAGTCGCACTTGCCTCGCTGGAACTCAAGCGCGACATGGAGTACGGCCTGACCCAGAATGACGTGCTGGCTACCTCGCCGCGCAAGTCTCGCGGGCTGTGCGGCTGGATCGTGGACAACTACGACAAGGCCAGCGATACGACCCTGGCGAGCTACAGCGGCAACACTGCTCGCACCGAGGGCACCACGCGTGCTTTCACTGAGTCGCAACTGAAGTCTGTCCTTCAGCAGATCTTCACTGCGGGCGGCGAGCCGGACACCGTGATGATGGGTCCGGCTGCGAAGCAGACGTTCTCGTCCTTCACCGGCAACGCTACGCGAATGGACAAGTCGGAAGACTCCAAGGTGTACGCATCCATCGATGTGTATGTCTCGGACTTCGGCGAACTGAAGGCGGTCCCCAACCGCTTTCAGGACGTGAACGACGTGTTCATTCTCCAGTCCGACAAGCTGGCGATTGCCTACCTGCGCCCGTTCCAGACCATCGAACTGGCGAAGCTGGGCGACAGCGACCGGCGCGAGCTGATCGTGGAGTATTGCCTCGAAATGCGCGCACCGAAGGCACACGGCGCTGTGTACGACGTGGCCTAACCCAATGGCCGGCCCTTCGGGGCTGGCCTTTTTGGAGCAACAAACATGTACACCATCGCACAACCCGATAACGGCTTCGTGATTGCCGAAGTCGATACCCGCAGCGGGCAGGGCTTCCAACCCGCTACCGGCTCCATCAAGGTCAAGCGCGAGGACTTCGGTTTTCTGCATCAGACCACGCTGACGCTTGACAACGTGCCGCAAACCGTCGTGAACGGCACCGAGTACCAGGGCACCAAGCTTTTCACCTTTCCTGAAGGCCGAATCGCCGTCTTGGGCGTGACCGCACGTCTCCAGCAGAAGACAACCAGTGCGCTCGCCAGCACGCTGAATGCAAGCTCTACCGGCGCGATTGCGCTTGGTACGGCGACCGCATCCAGCACCACGCTGGCGACCACGATGGTTGACCTGCTGCCGTCAACGGCGTTCACGTCTTCGGCAACGATCAACGTCGCTGGTACTGCTGTGACTGCTGCGCTGGCTGCTACGGCTCAGTTTGACGGCACATCGGCTGCAAAGTCGATGTACCTCAACACGGCCTATGCAACCACGACCGACGTGGACGGCGACGCCACTCAGACCATCTCGGGGACGATCACGTTCACCTGGGCTTGGCTGGGCGACTACTAATCAGCGCGGGGCTTCGGCCCTGCCCCATTTCCTAACGCTGCGAAGCGCTGGAGCGAAGCATGTCACGAACCTACGAAGGTGGGCCGATTTCCGTCAACACGGTCGGAACCACGATCACCACATCCGGCACATCGGCATCTGCAACGATCCCGGTTGACTCTGCCGGGAATTCGCCGCGTTACATCCGCGTTGCTGCAACTGCGGCGTGTTACATCAAGCTCGGGAAGTCGTCCGCGACAGCGACAACCAGCGACATGCTGATCCAGCCCGCTGATGCCGTGATCCTGCATGTCCCCGGTGGAATCACCAAGATCGCCGCGATTCAGGAATCCGCTGCTGGCAAGTGCAACGTCGTCGCACTGGACAACGTGTGATGCAGGCCATCATTGAAACGCTGCCCGGCGTCAAGTCAGTTGTGGCGCTTCAGGGCAGCGATCTTGTCACCGGGACGGTGCAGGACTGCACGCCGATTGTGGAGCGCACCAAGGCGCTTCATAACGAAGGCATCCACGGATCAAGCGAGATGCGCCACGCGGCATCATTCCCGTTTGTGCTGGTGGAGAAATACTGCAACGACAAGGGCATCACGTTTGAGCAGTTCATGAACGGGCGTGAACACGTCCGGGCAATGCTCTCTGATCCTGCCCTGTCTCACTTCCGCGTTTGGGGTGGCCGGGTATGAGCAGCCTGATTGCAGATCCGACGTACTCCAACCTCAAGACCGCTATTGCGGGCTGGTTGCACCGTGCTGATCTCACGTCGGCGATTCCTGACTTCATCGGGATCGGTGAGCAGCGGATGAACAACGACTGCAAGGCGCGGGACATGGAGACCACGACCACGCTGACCACATCGGCTGGTACTGCGACGGTTGCCACTCCAACGGACCTTGTGGAAACACGTCGAATCACGCTGACGACCGACCCCTATACGGTACTTGCGTATTGGGCGCCTGAGAAGTTCGCCAAAGACTTCCCTGCGTCGTGGACCGGAACGCCACAAGCCTACACATCGTATGGCGGCTACTACCAGATTGGCCCTCTCCCGGACGCGACCTACACGCTTTCCCTTGTGTACGCGCAACGAATCCCGGCACTGTCCGACACCAATACCACAAACTGGCTGCTGACGAAGTGGCCGTATGCCTATCTCTATGCCTCCCTCGTCTCGTCGGCTCCGTATCTGCGGGATGACGCACGCATTGCGACGTGGGAAGCGATGTACCAGCAGGCCATGAAGGACATCAACTCGATTGACTGGTTCTCTGGCAATACACCACGGGTGCGGGCTGCTTGATGGACAAGCTACTTGGGTTCACTCCGGACGCAGAAGCCACCACACCGGGGATTCTCACGGCCTGCACGAACCTGATCCCGTATGAGAACGGGATGAAGGGCGCTCCGTCTGCCGCGACACCGGGAAGCACTCCGGCGCTCGCTGCTGCGTGTCTCGGGGCTGTCGTCGTCACGAAACTGGACGACACGCGGCGAATCATCGCGGGGACCGGGACGAAGCTCTATGAGCTTTTGTCTGGAGCGTGGTCGGACAAGACCCGTGGGACTGGTGATTACACAGGCGGCTCTGACACTCGCTGGTCATTCGCTCAGTTCGGTGATTCCACCTTGGCGGCTGATCTGACCGACACGATTCAGCGCAGTACGGGCGGGGCTTTCTCGGACATCTCCGGCGCACCCAAGGCCAAGATCATTTTCAGCGTTGGTCTGTTTGTGATGGCGCTGAACACCGTCGATGGCACTTATGGGACGTGTCCCAATCGGTGGTGGTGCTGTGCGTCGGGAGATGAAACTAGCTGGAGCCCTTCAGTCTCTACTCTGGCGACTACGGGCCTTCTGGTGTCTGCACCAGGCCAGATCACTGCTGGCGGGAAGTTGGGAGACTACGCGATTGCCTACAAAGAAAAGGCGATCTACATCGGGCAGTTTGTCGGCGCTCCGTCCGTGTGGGACTGGCAGCAAGTGCCTGGCGGTGATGCCGGATGTATCGGACAAGAAGCATGGTGCGACATTGGCGGCGCACACTTCATCGTTGGGAACGATAATTTCTGGCTCTTTGATGGCTCTCGTCCTGTCCCGCTGGGTGTTGGTCAGGTTCGGCAATGGTTTTTCAACAATTCCGACGCATCGTATCGGTACAAGACCAAGTGTGTATTTGACCGGCAGAACAATGCCGTCTGGGTGTTCTACTGCTCTACGGGCGCAACAACTCCCGATTCGGTTCTCGTCTATCACATCCAGACCAAAGAATGGGGATGTGTGTCGGTCAGCGTTGAGGCCGTCCTGAACTACGTCAGCGCTGGAGTGACGATTGACGGCCTGACTTCGTACAGTTCAACGATTGACGGGCTGTCAAGCTACTCGTTTGATTCTCAATTCTGGCTGTCTGGTGGGCGGTCTCTGGCGGTGGTGAACACCTCTCACCAGTTGCAAAGCATGACCGGCGTGTCTTCGTCGTCCACCATGACAACCGGCGATGCAGGGGACGACGACCGGGTAAGCATGCTGTCCAAGATCCGGCTTCGGTTTGCACCAGGCTACACACCGACAACGGCAAGTGTGTCCACGTACACAAAGATGAACGGCGGCGACTCGCTGACTCTCGCTGCCACGTCGTCAATCAGCGATGGCCGTTTTGATGTTCTTCAGTCGGGACGCTGGCACCGTGCCGCGTTCTCATTCACTGGAGACGTGCGGATTGTCGGGATCGGGGCTGTCCTCACGCCAGAGGGCAATGCATGAAGCTCAACGTCACACCTCGTGCCAACGTCGATGCCGAGACGGCGCGATGGTTTCGTGAGATTGCACAACAGGTCAACGCCTTGTCAGAGGGTCGGATCAGTGCTCTCTACGGGGCTTCAACTTCTGCGCCATCGACCGGCACATGGGCTACTGGTGACAAGGTATGGAACAGCACACCGGCAGAGGCTGGAACGGCTGGAAATAAGTACGTCGTGATCGGCTGGATCTGCACGGCGGGCGGTACTCCGGGGACGTGGCTCCCCATGCGAACACTCACAGGGAATTGATATGGCAAACCTTGGATTTGGTGAAGACTGGACCGCAGGAAATCCGTTTCTGGGCGCTCAGAACCCGTACCTTCAGGCGAACATTGATGCGGCCTTGGGCGATCAGGTCAGGAACTACAACCTCGCCGTGAAGCCCAACATGGAATCAGCGATGGTCCGCAGTGGGTCATTTGGCAACTCTGGCCTACAGCAGATGCAGCAGGAACAACAGCGCCAACTTGCGCAGACGATGGGCAACACAGCCGCTGGAATGAGGATGCAGGACTACGGCAACCAACAGCAGATGTACCAATGGGATCAGGGCTTCAACCGGAACCTGTACAACGACGCATTTGCGCAGAACAGCCAGAACCTGCAAAACTTCATGGGCATGCTGTCCACCGGAAACCAGTTCAACACGCAAGACCTGAACAACGCCAACGTGATCCAGAACACGCCGATGAACTACTTCAATCAGTTCTCCACGGCTGCGAACGGGATCGGCGGGAACGGTGGGACATCCGCACAGAACCAGAGTGCCAGCGGTTCGCCTGTCATGGGCGCTTTGGGTGGTTGGCAGCTCGGGTCGGCGATCAGCAAGAATCTCGGCTTCGGCCAGTAAGGGGGCAAGATGTTCGGACTTGAATCACTTATCCCGGTTGCCGGGTCTGTCCTTGGTGGCCTTCTTGGCGGTAGTGGTGGGAATGCCTCAACCACTGCGAGTAAAGAGCCGTGGGGGCCTGCGCAGGACTGGCTGAAGTCGAACATTGCGACCGGCCAGAATCTCCAGAACTACTATCAGCAAAACCCGTTCTCTGACGCTCAGAAACAGGCGTATGGAAACGCGGCGGGCCTGTCGAGCATGTATCGAGGGATGATGCCGCAACTGATGGCGCAGATGCCTACCGGGACATTCAACCGGATGAGTCCGCTGCAGCGTCCGCAGATGATGAGCTTCACGCCTCAGAGCGGCAATCTCGGGTTCGGCGGCGCTTCAATGTTCTCCAACCCGTATCAAGACGGCAGGATTCAGACGCCTGCACCGGCTGCGCCTGCTTTGAACCCGTGGC